CGCAGGACCGAAGCGCTGACGGCGCAGAGGACGAGAGGGTGTCACTAGTGGAGTATCTATGGGAGTTGATGCCGAGAGAAGTGGCAGGGTTCAAACCAAGAGGACGAAGATTCTTGACGAAGGAGTTGCACGATAAGATTGAGAACCGGAACTGGGAGAAATCCTGTGCTGTCCTTTCCGCAATAGCACTGGACTCCGGTGCGGAGGAGAAGGCGAATGAGTCAGACTGGGGGCCACAAACCCTCAAGCAGATGCAGGAAATGTACAATCGCCTCTCAGCCGCACTGAAGGTTCAGTACGTAGTTCACTACATGGACCGAGGTGAATGGGCAGCATGGAAAAGCCAAGCTAACCCGAACTACCCAACACGGCACATCTTGTTACATTGCGATTCGGAGATGGCGCACTGTGCGCCTTTACTACAGAAGGTGCCGAGGGTTAGGAGATACAATGGGACAATTGGAGTCGTGGAGAGTTTACCGAGCCAGGAGCAGAGGAGCGCTGCCCCCCAGCCCCCCGGCGATAAGGCCGAGGTCGCGAAGGCGGTGCACCCCTACAACGTCAGGGCACGCATCATGAAGGACGCTTTCTGGGACTGCCTGCTAGGCCGCAGTGCCCAGCGCTCCTATTCGATCATGCCTGGACAAATGCTCGGTGAGCGTCACGTGCTCTTCAATGGCTTGGACATCAGGGAAGTGATGCTTGAAGGGGACCGTATCAGAACAGGCGTCGGAGACTTCACTCTGATAAAGGATGCGAACACGCTTCACAGGGTGCCTTGCTTCGACCCGCTGGACTACGAGCCCAAGCAATGGGGCTTCTTCCCAAAACACCTCCTGTCGAGGTGCAAGTGGTTTCTATTCCCAGAGAACAACAACGCGCAACTCATCAGGGAGAAAGACAAGGAGATGGTGTCCACCCTCCAGTTTTTCAAGCACATGAAGAACCAGACGGAGATAAACAGAACGCACGCTTCGACGGTGATGTACAACAGACAAGCAAAGGAGCCGGAGTCAGAATTCCCAGCACATGCGGTCAGTTCCACGATGTACTTTACGGACAAGACGCTCGTGGCTGGCCGGATGCGACCCTGTGTCTGTTTCTCCTGTGGGGGCAGCAGCTCGAGCAGAATGCCTGGCAGGCTTTGTGTAGCCTGTCACTCAACACGTGAAGGTGACCCCTTAGTCAAGGCAATTCGCGAGGGGAAACACGTATGCTCTTGGGCTGTCCCAGTACGATACCCTGGTGTCGTGAACACGGTGAGCCGCCACCCGCCCTTGAAGACAGGGACGGAAACTTGGGCAACAAAAGAGGTGAAGGTGAAAGGCGCCACTATCAGTGAGGTGCTAAAATCCGACCCACGTGAACGCCCGGGTCCCAGGCTCTTGGGCATTGGCCTCAGCGGGGCTTACCCATTCGTCACCAGCGCAGGAGCACGCCCATTGCTAGAAGCCATAATGTACAGAGTCTTTAAGAAGGTGGACAGAGAACAACCGAGCAAGAGGGCGTTCAACAAGTTGGCTGAGCATGCCAGTCTTCTACTCCCGGGCTTCACTGAGCCATTGGAGCCCATGGACCAGTGGGAGTGGATATGTAGCTACACCAACAGCCGGCGAAGACACCAACTGATCAAAGCGAGGAATGAGCGAGCAGAGCGAGGCCACGACCATGAGGATTATGGAAAGATTTCGGCCTTCGTTAAAACTGAGAAGCTCCCCTTCTTTAAGATCGTTGGTGGCGTTCCGTTCTCCTGGGAGGCACAGTATATCGCGCGCCTTATACAGGCGCCGCACGACGAGACCCACCTTGATGCTGGTCCCTATCTCAAGGCGCTCACGAAGCGCCTAAAGAAAGTGTGGGGACCGCATCACTGGATTTTCTACGGATCAACTACGCCCGAAAACCTGGATGAGTGGCTAAACACAATCGCGGACTGCGAGACCTTTTTCTTCGCAGATTATTCCGCGTTCGATGCCACCCATTCGCGGGAGAGCTGGGCGCTGATCGAGGGTCTCTACGAGAAGGTGTTCCCCAGGAAGGACTATCCAGAGCTCTGGCGCGCAATTGACGTTTGGCGCAAGCCAGTGGGGAAGTGCAAACTCCGGAGGGACAAGATCCAAATCAGCTATCGAGCCCCGGTATGCAATGCCTCGGGCAGAGACGACACAGCGTTGGCCAACGCACTACTGAATGGACTGTGCTTGTCGGCCGCCTTCGCTGCAGAGCTCGCAGGCGTTGAACTGGAGGATCTCAAACCAGAGCACTTTGAGAAAGCGAGTGCGAGCCTACGGATCTCAGTTGTTGGTGATGACTCAATTGTAGGCTGTAGATTTGATGTGACGAAGTACGACGTCGTCAGGCACCTGCGCCGATTCGGGCTTATCGTGAAGTCCGAGACCGCATCGGACATTGCCTGTGTGACGTACCTGGGCCAGATGCCGTACAGGGTTGGCTCAAAGTGGCTGTGGGGGCCCACACTTGGCCGAAGGCTTTTCAAGGCCTACTGGCAGTGTGAGCCGATCGGCCACCCAGTGGCGTGGGTCCGGGGTGTAGCCCAGCAGCTGTCGCTGCACCGCCACGTGCCGATCCTTGTAGAGACAGCGGAAAAGGTCCTGTCACTTACAAAAGGCCCAATCACCACAATGCGGGATGAGAACAAGCCGTGGGCGGCGCGGAACGCCCCCACACCTAACTGGGGACCCGAGACGGTCCAAGCGCTCGCCCGGCGCTACGGTGCTCACCCGTTTATGATCATGAGGGACATAGAAATTGTCAAGAGCATTCAAAGGGTTCCAGC